GTTGTTGTACTCGTGGATCGCCACCACCGTCCCCTGGGTGGTTGCCATCAGGTCGGAGGCGTAGGCGGGCTGGTTGGTGGAAATGAACACCGAGATGTCCATGCGTCCGATGCCTGTGGAGGTGGCATCAAAGTTGGTCCACGCGAAGTACACGTACTGGCCGATGCCTGCGAACGCGGTGATCGGAGTGTTGATGTTGTTCAGCGGTCCGACGATGAGGTTGCCGTTGTCGTCTGCGGTGCACAAACGGAATCCTGTCGTGGTGCCGATAACCACGTAGCTGAGATATCCGTAAATGGTCTGAATAATTTCGCCCTGCGGTAGCTCTGCGGCAACTGTTGGAATATCTAGCGCTGTGCCGTCGGCCTTGATCGTTGTCTTGTAAATCAGACTGATGTTGCCTGCGGTTCCCGCCGCATAGATGTGGTTCTGTCCGGCAGCGAACCCAACCCATCTGAAGTTGGAGTTCGGGTGCGCGTACAACGGGGACGGGTTATTCGCAGATGACCCTGGCGACGTGGTGATGTTCCAAATCTTGTGTTTGTCTGAACCCTGACCTGCGACCATGAGACGGCCTTTGACATACGACAGGTAGCCAGCCTCAATACCCGTGATGTACGCCGACGAGGTGGATACGACTGCGTTGGTTTGGTCAATGTCTCCGTTGGCGTACGAGTAGAACACGTTGTAGCCGTCTGAGGTGATGCTGTAAATGTTTGATGCCGCGGTGCCCGTCACCGTGGTCACGGTGTTGAAGTCGGTGGTGAACTTCACGTTCTGACCGTCCGACCCGTAGAGGCGACCGTCGGCGGTGGTCGCATACAGGTTGCTGTTTGCTGACGAGTACACCTTCGTCGTGTCCTTCAACAAGGACAGACGGCCCTTGCTCCAGACATTGATTCCTTTTGAGGAGTAGAACCTAAACGGCTCAGAGTCAGATGCATCTGAGTATTCCTGGCCAGCTCCGTAATGCCACGACGACTGGGAGCGCCGCCACAAACCCTGGGGATTGATTGCGGATTCTCCGGGTTCGGCGGATTGGTCAACGGAGTCTCGGACTCGCGCATCAAATTGCCGGTAAAACGCCTGAGCGTAGTCATCGCTACTTCCTAAACTTGATTGGGTACTGAGCCTTCAGTCTTCCTGATTCAGCAATGATGCGTTCGCGGCGGAGCCTGAGGATGTTCGCAATAGAACTGGTGATTGCACCGGCTGGAACTTCTTCTGCCCTGCGCGTGTCTCCCTGAGCCTCTGTGAAGTTGCGCTTGATCTCTCGGCCAGCCATCATGCGCAGGATGACGCCCATCTCAACAATGTCATCACACGTTGACGGTAGAAAGCAGTTGGTCGTGAGATCGGATGACTCACTGCTGGCGCGTACAAACGGCGCCTTATATCTGACCCTGACATCTCCCGCCATGATTGACTCGTCAAACACGAGCGTGTTGCCAGACGGGAAGTCGGTGGTGGGCAGCCCGGTCTCAAGACGCACATTACGCACGACGGGGTGCTCATCGGTCAGGTAGCGAAGGCGCGCATCAAGGATCCCCAGGACAGTGCCAGAGTTCTCGATGTCAATCTGACGGTCGCTTCCGTTGTATTCCAGGTCGACACTTACGACGCGAAACAAGCCGTTAGAAGACGAGGAAAGATCGTCAAGCTCTGAGTTGACTGCGTCAAACATCTGCGCCCGCGGAAAGCGCGGGCCAAGAGTGATCATCGCACCAGAGGTGTGAGACGTGGCCGCTGATCCCGCGTACCCGCGTTGTACCGTCAGTGACTTTGTGGAGGAGTTTGCTTCCCAGACATAGAAGAGTTCTGAGTCAATTTCAAATACAGCACCAGCACGGATCCCGCCAAGATCGTAAGAGCAGATAACAGTGGTGTCATCTGCGTCAATAGTCGCCGCCAGTTTGTTCCGCTCTTCAACGGTCCCCGCTAACATTTGGCGCGACGCTCGATTGAGGATCGTCGCAACGGTGGTCATTTAGTAGGTGTAGCCACCGTACCCAGGGAATGAACCTGCCTGAGCACGAGCAGCCTTGTTCGCCTTTCGTGACTTCTTCGTGGTCTTGGGGGAACCAGCCATTTCTTTAGCTGGCTTCCTCCCCTTGGACTTCTTCACTTCTTCTTCTTGCCCTTCTTCATACCAGCCTTCTTGGAGCCGTATTCCATCATGCGCTCCTTGGGGCCCTCGGCCATCTCGTGCTTGCGGTTTTTGCCGCTCATCTTTCCCTTGGCCATTACTTCTTCTTCTTTCCCTTGCCCATCTTCATGGTCTTGCCAGTCTTCTTGGCCTCAGCCTTAGCCATGGCCATACCCTTCGCGGTGTATGCGTATTCCTTTTTCCCAACCTTAGGCATGATCAACTTCCTTTCGTCTCACCACCTTACCTTATTGGCCCAGTAGGCCGCAGACATCTTACCCTTGGCGATGTTCTTGGCGTGGCGAGCCTTGAAGGATTCGCGGCGCTTTCGGTATGACTCGGACTCGCCCTTTTTCTTGGGTGATCCAGATACGCCCTGCTGCCCAAAGCGGATCAGCTTCACGCGGCTGCCCTCTTTGGCTAGGACGGCATGTGACTTGGTGGCGTTGGGCGTACGCTTCGGCTTGTTGTAGCCAGCAAACTTCTCGCCCCTGTATTCGATTGTCATTAGTCCGCTGTCTTTTCCAGACGGGCCGATCCGTCTATCTGTGTCGGCTGCCCACCCGACTGGCGGATGCGCTTGTATGCGTCAAGATCCTTGTCTAGACGGCGTTCTTTTAGGTTCATGTCCCTTACATTGCCCCTGGTTGGGGTGGCTGCACCAGACACTCCGACGTGTGCAATGCGGCATGCAAAGCAGCCCTCGACATCAAGATTCGGGTGTGTTTCCCTGTGTTTCATAATCCCCTAGCTGACGTATGCGCCGTATCCGGCGGCGGTGAGGTCTTCCTTCTCTTGCTGCGTGATCGGGTTCTCGTGGCCGCCGTAGTAGATCTTGACGACAACTGAGGGATCGCGCTGCTCGTTCTCAGTGTACGTACCGTTTGTGAGCTTGTAAACATTCTTGCCGCGCTCGCCCGGGGTGAGGTACCGAAAGAAACGATTGGCAATTCCGTATCCCTGGTAGTCGGCCCAACGAACAACATCGTCGGTAGGTGGGCGGAAGAACATGACCTTTGCCCATGTAGCCGCAGTATCTGAACCCGTGCCGGATCCAGTCGCCGTCCGGCGGTATACCTTCCTGCCACTGCCAGTTTCGGTTCCAGCGCCAGAGCCAGTCGACGCACGGAAGTGTTCGCGTCTGAATGCGGCAACTGATTCCCCAGTCCCAGATCCAAATGCTTGCCTAACTGCACCGAACGTTGATTCGTCCGTGTGTGTTCCTGCGCCAGAACCAGTTGCCGTTCTGATGTTGATGACTAGGCGCGTAGCACCGCCGCCACTTGAACCCGCACCAGAACCCGTGGCACTACGAGAAAGGATTTCAAAGTATGCAACCGAAGCAGAGCCGGATCCAGACCCGGTGGCCGTGCGCGGAGCAATGTGCAACCCAGATGCTGTCTGTGTCCCAGCGCCGGAACCAGTTGCTAGACGTGCCGATACGCCGAGGAAAAACGCTGGGGCCGGGTCATAGTACGCAGACGCGAAAGACGTCTGACGTTCTGTTGAATACCTGGTTGGTGACTCAATCTCTGCCCTGCCGAAATACCCGGGGGTATTTACAAAAGCAAACTGAAAGTCTGAAACTTGATTTCCGCTTGGGTTGGCTTGGATTGCGGCGTATTCCGAGCCAGTCCCACTGCCAGTCGCTGTTCTTGTTGTTACAGAAAGAACTTCGGTGAGTTCAAAAAGTATAATTGCTGTTGACGTGTTTGCGGCAACACTCGTTGTGAAATTTTGCGCAGTTGTGCCTCCTGTGGGATTTTTCCATTGGGAAACAACGGTCATCGATGTCGAGGAAGTACCAGTATCTGCGACCTCGGAATAAAGAGTTGACCAAGCGCCTCTAGTAATATCGCCGTCAGCGGTTACAGTTGCGTTTGTTGCCCATCCCTGTGCTCCGATTGCCGAATTACCAGCGTTAATAGTCATGCTTCTGTTCAAAGAGGTGGAAAGTTGTGCATTACCACTTGTTGCATAGACGGACGCCTTGTAACCGCTTGGTGCAACAAGCTTCCAAACGAGTATTGCTTTACTTGTCGTGTCTGGTGAAAAATTTACGGTGAGCGTGTCAGATGTTGTAAGCGCAGTGGTCACATGGCACAAAAAAACCGACAATGTCGTACCAGCGTTAGCAGCACCGGGATCATGATTTTGTGTTCCTGCTGTCGTCCAGGTGTTCGACTTCGAATCCGAAATCCCACTAGTGGATGAAGCGCCATTTGTCCCGGCATTGTCCGCCGCAACAATGGCAAACACTGTGTCCCCGACAGCGAATGACGCAGTAAGCGTCACCGTCAAAGACGACGACGACGTTGTTGAGTTGGCTTTGCCAGCCTCTGTGATTGTCAGGGCCACGAAGGGCTACCTGTTTAGTCCAGCGACAGAGTCAGCGTGGTGATCTGGAAGGTGTCTCCAGCAGTAACCGCAGCAGATGAGGAGAGTGCGCCAGTCCACAGGCAGTTGCCGCTCGTGCTTGCATCCCAGAGCGACCAGTGCGTGTAGGTCTCCGTGCTGGAAACGTTCGTCCACTCTGCGGTTCCAGATGTGGCCATGCTGCCGCTTGACGCAGCGCTCCACGAAACAACCTTACGCGTTGCTTCAGTTGCGGCGTTGTTCGTGCCAGCTTCGCCCGGGTCGCCAGTGTGCAACTTGATGTAAGTGTTCGCAACGGAGAACGCCGTGTTCGAGAGCGTCTCAAGCAACTTGTTCTCAGCGTAATTCGAAATCGACATGATTACCTCTCGTCTGAATATAGCAGAAAGGGGGCGGGCCGAGGGGAGAACGACCCGCCCCCCACTTTTTCTACTGGTTGCTTACGAGGCGTTTGCGCCGATGCTCGACGAGCTCTCGATGCGACGGAGCGACGCTTCGCGGAAGCGAGCGTAGCCACCGAGCCAGTACCAACCGACGGGCTGGAAGCGCTGCAGCGAGTCAACCACCGGTCCGCGAATCACGCGCGGGAACGGTCCGTTGCCATCGACAATCGAGTGCGCCTTTGCAAGCGCCTGACGGCCCATGATGTGCGTGCAGTACACGTCGATGTTGCCCGTGCTGCCAGCTCCGTCCGACGCGTTCTCGAAGATCTTCGCGCGCGGCGTCTCAATGAAACGCACGCCTTCGAAGGCTCCGACTTCGCCGTTGTAGATGTTGGCCGGGTCGCTGTACACGTGCGGGTCGCGCCAAGAGGCAACGCCCGTCTCGCGACGAAGATCGTACGACACGTCGGGGTGGATGAAGCCCATGTACATGCCATTGAACGACACCGAGTTCGCCTTGCGG